TGACGACCAGCGTCGGGTTCTGCGCCAGCGAGGTCTCGTAATAGATGCCGACACAGACGATGAGCGCATTGCCAGCCGTCGCGGACACCGAGCCACTCGCTGAAGTGCCGCCGGCATTCTTCAGTTCGGTGACTTTGACGAAGGTGGCCGCCACGGTTCAGCCCGGGGCCTAGGTAAATTGGATCTTGGCTGTGAACTGGATGGAGTCGCCCGAGCTGAGGGCCTGGCTCAGCCCGTCGAAGATCGCGTACAGCACCCCGCCCGACGGCGGCGAGCCGCTACCCGCGGTATCGAAGATGCCGACGTTGGTGATGGTCTTGGCACCCGCCGCGGTGATGGTGCCGACGACCTGATGCGTATCGTTGGTGACGGTCGTGGTGACCTGCGTCGAGTTGCCGCCGACCCGCGCCTCGGTGGCCGGCGTCGACAGGTCGGTGCTGGCGGACGAGCCAGCGGTCGCGCCGGTGCCCCAGCCCAGGAAATGCGGCTCGGCCTGCGTCGGCGAGGCGCCAATCATGCGCCCGCTGATGATCGCCTTACCTACTGTGGGAACGAGTGACGCCATCGGAAATAGTTCTCCTTCAAACGAGCCATGATCGAGCGATTGTCGAACGCGGCGACCTCGCCGAGCTCTTCGACCGGACGGTGCGGACAATCGAGCTCGCACTGCGCGTGCTCGGGACAGGCTCGAATAATTTTCGCGCTGAGCGTGCCGCTGGTCGGGACGACCTGCTCGGTCACGGTGGGGGTGTCGCGCCCGGGTCGATGACGCCCATGACGTGGCCGACGTAGGTACGCAGGTCTGAATCAACTGCCAGACCGCCGCCCGCCGAGTCCGTCGTCACCGTCAGCCGCTGCGTGCCGTACCCAGCTGTCTGAACCAGCAGGTCCAGTTCGCGCTCCTCGGCCAGCCAGAAGTTGATCTGGCCGTTGACGTCGGCCGACACCGGGTTGCTGAGGATCGTCGGACTCGACGCGTCGGCATAGATCGGCTCACCAATTCTGGTGGTCGTGCCCACGTCGTACAGCGTCGCGGTCGTGCCGCTCGGCGGGATGACCAGATAGCCGCCCGGCGCGCGCAGCATGATCGTGTCGCGGAACTGGGCGCGCGGCATGCTCAGGCAGCGCCGAGCGCCACAGTCATCGACAACGCGGCCTGGCCGGTGCTCGAGATGCTGGACACCAGCAGATTGATGCGGTCGCCCGCTTTGAACGAGCCGCGATCGCCGATCGCGTTGTTGAACTCGCCCGTCGCGGTCGCCAGCAGCGTCGGCTTGGCCGCGGCCTGCGACCAGATGCTGGTGCCATTGACGGTCACGTCGCACACCGTGTTGCCGCCGCCGGTACCGGCCGTGCCGCCGTAGACCTTGACGGCCTGAATGCGGCCGTTGAAGGTGGCGACGTACGGCACGGTGATCAGGTTCTGCGCGGCCGTGACCGCGGCCGAGCTGCCGCCCCAGATCGTGTCGGCAACCGACTTGCCCTGCGCGCGTGTGCCAGGCATTACTCCTCCGGTCTGGCCGTCTTCGGCCGATGCGCGGGCACGCGCCCGGTGGCGGGTGGGATCAACGAGGACATGGGGAAAGCCTCCTCGATATCGTCGTCGGGGAAAGCCGACGGACGGCGCTTCGTAGCCGCCTGGGGAGTGATGCCAATCGCCTGGAGTGTGGCGGTCACCGCGGCCGCGATGGCTTCGGCCGAGGTACCCGAACTGAGGACGCCGCCCTGTTGCAGCCCTTCGATGATGGCTGCACTCAGCCCTTCCTGCTGGCGGCGCTCGGTGTGCATCACCTCCTGGTGCTGGTGCAGCGCTTGCGGAGTGGCCAGGTCGTCGCGCTCGCAGTACTCGCACTCGAGCAAGGCTGGCACCTCGACGCCTTCGAGCTGTGGGAAGACGACCGGCTGGGCGCCGGCCCAACAGCCTGGCACGTGATTGGGGTGCTCCTTGCTCGAACCGACGTGCTGATTGCAGGTCGGCACCAGGGGTGGGCGCTGCGCATAGCCGAGCGCGATGAGCTCGTCGACGCGCAATTCTTTTGCACCGCCGGCCTGGAAGAGCGGCTCGTGCGGGTGATCCATGTAGTAGGCCGACGCGCTGTAGAAGCCGTAGCGTTCCAGCGGCTCGAAGCCGCGGCGCACCTTGCGCGCGTAGTCGCGCTCGTCCATGTTGGCGGCGAAGATCCGCCCGTTGGCCATGCGCCAGTACATCATCCCCTGATCGGAGATGACGGCATTCGGCCCGTCAGTGGTGGCCTGCGGCATTGTGGTCCTCCTGTAAGACTTCGGTCACGATCGTGTCACGTTCGAAATACGCGCCGTACTCCCACTCGACCTCGTCGGTCAGCAGGTGCGGCGCCACTGGGCCGAAGTCTGGCAGCGTGCTGACGCGCCACAGCGCATCGTCTTTGTCTAATGGCGTTTTGGCGCCAGTCGACGGACGATGGCCGGCACCCTTGAGCGGCACGACCGGCAGCGGACCGCGCGGTGGCTGGGGCGACAGGCTGATGAACTCCCAGCCCTGCGTCGCCAGCCGCGGGATCATGCGGCCCAGCGCCTGATCGCGCAGCCGCTCGTGCACGTCAGGCCGGCAACGCGCCGGCGTCCTGACGTGGAAGAGCACGCGGTACGCCTGCCGTCCGCGGTCGGGACGAACGAGGACCTGCACGTTACTTGATGGCGTTGAGCGCCACGGCCCACAGGCTGGAGTTGGTGACGGACGCCGCGGCCTCGTTCGCTTCGAGGCGCTCGTACATGCCGTAGATCGCATCCATCGACACAATCCAGCTCAGGTCGAGCGGCGAGTACCACGTGTGGGTCGTCGGCATGCGCTGGATCGCCTTGAAGAAGTGGGTGCGCGACCAGTAGCAGCCGGTGCTGTTCGGCGCGGTGCCCGCCAACAGCTGCGACTCGTAGACGTCCGCGCCGTACACGCGACCGATCTTGGCCTCTTCGACAGCGGTGCCGGCCTCTTCCTGGCCGACATACAACATGTTGGTGAACTTCTCCAGCTTCAGGAAGCCGGAGTAGGTCGCCGGGCTGACGATGATGTACCACGGCCGCGGCGCCGCCGAGTTGCGCAGCGTGGTGCGCCCGGCCAGCAGGTTGTCGTCAGACAGCTCGGAGCCGATCGTGCCGGTCGTGTTGCTCAAGCCCGAGAACAGGCTCGCGGCATCCACGTCCATCTGCCGCGCCAGCGCGTAGGCGCCGGCCAGGGTCGTCTCCGAACGAATGTCATATCGACTCTGAATCTCGGCTATGTCCTCTATTTGTTGGGCAATTGCCCTGTGCCCGTTCGTCATCGGCACGGTGAAGGTTTGATCGGGCTCGGTGAGCGCCTGCGGCGTCAGCGCGGTACCCGGTGCTTTCGCGTTGGCCGTCAGGTTGTGGCGGCTGGGCAGGTGGATCGTATTGCCGTGCGAGTCGACCAGAGACGATTTGTCATCGAACAGCGCACTGACGACGACGTCGAATTGGACAGCACGGTTCAGCTCGGGCGACCAGACCTGATCGATGAATGTCGCCGAAGTCGTAATTGTTACGTTGGCCAAGGCAACGACCCTCTATCTGAGGGCTGACCAGCAGACCCTCGTGTGGCTTAGATGCGTCCGGCCGCAAGGTCAGCAAGGTGCTGCTGAACCATGCGGTCGTATTCCGGTGTGCCCTCGAGCTTGCGAATGTCTTTCAAGCTCATGGACTGAAGGTCGTGCATCGCTACCTGACCGATGCGGCCCAAGCCATTCTGTGCTTCAGGGGTCGCGCGCGAGCCGACGGCATGCGCACGCGCAGCCTGGAGCTCAGCTTCCAGTTTGGTGATGCGATCCTGCAGCGCCCGCTGCCCGATGCCGTGCACTCTTTTGGCGAAGTCACTCATCGAGCTGGCCTGAAGCAAGCCTTGCATGTCAGCGTCAGTGGCTCCGTCCAGGTCTTTGACCGAGGCGAAGTCGGCTGCCATCTGTTGATGCACCTGCTGACGCGCAAGCTCCAGCGCCTGGTTGCCCTGCTGCGTCGACTGATACATCGTCGCCAGCGCTTTCCCGGCTTCCTCGCGTTGCTGGAAGGTCGGGGCGGTCAGCTGGTTGAACAGATTCTGGATGCGATCG